TACCACTAGTATAACTGGCTCTGAACACTTGTTGGGACATCAGTAACAAATTTTAATAATGGCTGGTATCGCGTCTCGATTACTGGTTCTATTTCTGGGGCTAGTTCTTACACGCCGTTTCTTTACATTGCTGATTCCGATAACTCCACAGTAAGGTCACTTACAGTAAGTCAGTTCTGGTGGGGCGCGCAACTAGAAGCAGGCTCCTTCCCCACCTCCTACATCCCGACCACCACAGCGTCCGTGGTTCGGAGTGTGGATCTTTGCTCGATTACTGGGAGTGCTTTTACGGGGTTCTACAATCAAAGTGAGGGCAGCTTTGCGTGTAACTATTCAATACCTGCTGGATTTACTGGAAACCGATATGCTGCTTCGATTGAAGATGTTAATGGTGGCACACAAAATGGATTTATTTTTAGAAACACTAACTCGGCATCATCGTTTATTGCTGGTGGTGGATATAGTTCTACAATTGGAGCGGTCACAACTACGGCATCTAAACACATTTTAGCATACAGCGGGCTAACTGAGTTTGTTTACGTTAAGGATAGCGTAGTTGGTACAACAACAGGATCAGGCACGCGAGACCCAAGTTTACCTATTAAAATGTCGATTGGCACGCTTGAAGAAGCTAATACTTTTAGTATTTGTGGACACATCGCCGCCATCCGCTACTTCAAGAAACGTCTCTCCAACCAAAAGCTCCAAACCCTCACGACATTATGATCGACTACATCTTGAGATTTGAATCCAAAGCCATCGCTGAACAATTCGGCGTTGCTCATGGATTTACCACAGAAGTCGATGGCGTTATCCAAGCTGTCTTCGCATCCCACCAATACGCACTCCACGAGATCGGTGAGCATAACGGCAAGGACTACTGGTTTCTCTTCCGTGACCTTGTGGGTATCCCAGTTCCTTCCGATGCTACCCCGTTCATCTACTGGGCATCAAACCAAAGCATCATTGACGACGCTGGTGATGAAATCTTTTTCCCTCGTCCCGAATTTAACCCCGATGTTCCAAGTGTATTCTGGGCATAAGACTTTAAGACCATGCACGAACACAGCGCAACATACAATTTAGTGAACGGAGTTATCGGATCGGCAGCCTCCGCGCTCGGAGTTATCACGCAATTTCAGGAGCAGCTTGACTGGGCATTGAAAACCACGTCCACGTCATTGCTTATCTGCGTTTCACTTGTGACGCTCTACAACCTGCTCAAAAAGAAAAAGTGAACGATTGCTTTCCAGATGTGGCGGTGTTCCGTGACGCAGGAATGCGTAAAGTCAGCCGGATATTCCAGTTGACCGAATCATTCCGCTACCATTCATCTGTCGGCACGATCCGCATCCCGAAAGGATTTCATACCGACGGCGCGAGCGTTCCCAAGATCTTCTGGAACATCTTTTCACCGTTCGGATCGTATTTCTCAGCCGCGCTTGTTCACGACTTCCTTTATTCGAAAGACAGCGATTCGATCTTCCCGGCCGCAGACCGCGCCGAGGCGGATAGGATCTTCCTCGAAGCGATGTATAACGCTAGGGTGGGCTGGCTGACGCGCCACACCGTGCACAGCGCGGTCAGGCTCGGCGGCTGGGCGAGTTACAAGAAGAAGCACTCACACGAGCCATGAACCGCCAACAAATCATTGAAATGCAAAAGCGCATCGGCGCGACACCGGATGGCTTCTGGGGGCCGAGGTCGATCGCGGCTTGCCAAGCGCACCTGAGACAGCTCAGACCATCGACCTCAATCTTCCCATCGACCAGCCAAGCCGCGCTCCAAGGTTTCTTCGGCTCCCCTGGCGATGAGTCGCAGCTCATCGCGCTCAACGTCGTCGAATACGGCGTCCGCTATGACTCGCAGCCGGTTCGCTCCATCCGCTGCCATCACAAAATCGCAAACTCGCTTGAGCGGATTCTAGCCGGGCTGGCAGACATCCCAGCCGGTCGAGACGTTCTGACCCGCTACGCTGGATGTTTCAACAACCGCCCGATGCGTGGCGGCTCTCTCCCATCGCTCCACGCACGCGGAGCCGCTATTGATCTTGACCCGGACACCAACCGCAACAAACAAGCATGGCCCGCATCGGCAACAATGCCGCTCGAGGTGATGGAGGTCTTTGCATCCGAGGGCTGGACATGCGCCGGATCGGCGTGGGGACGCGACGCAATGCATATGCAGGCATCATCCTAGCTTCAAATTATGAGCTTTAAAAAATTCATCGTGGGAACCGACAATCACGGCGAGCTGGGTTGCCCAATCGCAATCAAGAAGTTCCTGGACTTCTGCGATGATTGGAAGCCTCATTACAAGATTTGCCTTGGCGACGTGTTTGACTTTGCCTGCCTTCGCCGGGGAGCATCACAGGAAGATAAAGCAGACGGCGTGAGCGAGGACTTCCACGCCGGCATGACCTTCCTTGAAGCATACCGCCCGCACTTCCTTACGCTCGGGAACCACGACGACCGCATCTGGATGAACAAGCTCAAGTGCAGCGATGGGATCTTACGCGAGCGATGCCAAGAACTTGCCGAAGCCAGCGAGCGCCGGTTTAAACAACTCAAGATCAAATGGGTTCCTTACGAGGTCGATGAATACATCAAGCTGCCGGATACCAACTGCAAACTTGTCCACGGCTTCCCATCTTCAAAACACCCAGCCTCAGCCCACCATCAATACTGGGGCGACTGCATTGCGGGACACGTCCACAAGCCTGACGAATACACGGCGAGGCACATTGACAGAGGGCAGGCTTTCACCGTAGGATGTTTAGCAGACATCAAAAAGATGACTTACGCCAACCGGCACCCGGCGAAGCTCGGATGGCGTCAGGGCTGGCTCTATGGATACATCAATACAAAAACAGGAAAATGGAACGCATGGAACGTAAAAAACGATCAGGGAACGTGGTTAAGTCCAATGGGAATCCTCTAAGCGCACTCGATGCTTTCATCAAACAGCAGGCCGCCGCAATGCAGCCGATCCAGCCAAACGAGTTTACAATCTACGACTACATCGAAAGAATGAAAGATCAAGGCGTCAATCTCGGCGTCTGCAAAGCCGGCAGGATGTTGGATGATCTATTTAATTCTGGCGTGATTACGTCGAGAAAAGGCGTTCAGAACGGCAAGCAGCGGAACTTTTACCGCTTCGTCTGAAATTATTTTTCTTTATACAATAAAGGATTGCGGGCTTTCTTCAATCAATACGAAAAAAAGTCTTTTCTTTTTACTAGGCAATGCCTAGCTTCCTCACATCGCCAACGCGACTTAACCAACCAACCGACCAAAACAATGACTCAGACACAAATCGTAAAACTTCACAAAGCATTCGATCGACTTCCTTGTGATATTACAATCGTTTTATCAATCGCACTTGCTGAAAAACTTGGAGTCACTCCAGAAGATATTATCAGGGAATATGAAGCATGGCAGATTGCCTAATCAATCTCAATGAGGTTCGATCCCTCGCTAACCAACCAACCGACCAAAACAATGACAACGACCAACGCAGCAAAGAAACTTACAAAGGCAGGATTTACTGTTTCAGAAATCAAGGGATCTTTCCAAGCCTCACACCCAGCAACCGCCTACCTTATCGAATATATTCGCAATGGCGGAAGTGACAACATCATCTGCATCAATGTCCGCAGGGCTAATGACAAGGACGACAGCATGACAGATTACTTTGCCGGAACTTGGGTGGATAACATCACGCAAGCTATTCGCCTCGCCATCTAACTCTCCCACCCTCCTCGCGTTTTTCTTTGGTCGGTTGACCGAGGAGGGCGCGGGGGTTTATAACAACAAAAACCAACAAGCCACACCATGAAACAAAACTACGACATCAAGCCCGGCACAGACAAGTTCCTGCGCCTCCACATCGACGACCTCTCGAAGCTAACGCTCAACGAGACGAAGATCCGCCGACCAAACGTTGATCGCTCGCTCACGCCAGTCATTGTCTCCGCCACAATCACCGGAGCGATCATCGGAGTCATTGCAGTTTACTGCCTCGGACTGCTGCCATAACTCTCCCCAATAACAACAACAACCAACAACGTAAATACAGTATGAAACTAAGTGAAAAAAAGAACAGTAACTTCACCCCGCACCCAGAAACCGAAGGGCCGATCAAGGCCGTGCTGGTCGATGTTACAGAGTTGAAAACCCGCATGACCCAATACGGCAATAAAGAAGAGTTCCGCCTTGTCTTCGAAACCGAAGCTATGGACGAAGAGAACGACCGCCGCTTCTGCATCTGGTCGCGTGGCTACACGCCGAGCCTCAACGAGAAAGCAGCACTCCGCAGAGACCTCAAAAAGCTCATGGGACGCGATCTGACCAGCTTAGAACTGGACGAGTTCGACCTTGAGGCTCTCATCGGCCACGGTGTCAAGCTCATCATCCAGCACGAACACAAGGACGACAAGACCTATGCCAACATCAGCTTCATGTCGCCTGACCGCGACAAGGAAACCCTCAAGCCATCTGGCAAATACACCCGCATCCGCGACCGCGAGGTCGATGGAGCCGATGCTGGCAACTCCGAGGAGAAATCCGAACAGCCAGGCTGGGAGACGGTCATGGTTCACGTCGGCAAATACAAGGGCAAGAAGCTCGGCGAAGTCGACGAGGCAGGCGTGGCAACTCTGATCGACAAGTGGCTGCCGAAGGCGAAAGCCGACGGCAAGGCAGAGGACGCGGCACTTGTCGCCGCTCTGACCGAGCTGGCTGACATCCTCGGCGGCGACGACTATTGATTTCCAGGTAGTATATTGCATAAGGTAAGCCTCACCCTGCTAAAGCGGGGTGGGGCATTCTGGGCGAGAGGCGGCGAGGTCTGGAAATGTCCGGGCTATGCAATCGCCGCCTCTCACCTAACTACCTACCAACCAACTGACCAATGCCAACCATCGCCGAAATCATCGCCGCCAAGAAAGCCGCAGCCGTTTCACAACCGAAGCCAGCACCGGCTTCACCGATGCCAACCGCCGAAGACCTAGAGGTCGAGGCAGCCATCAACCGCATCGATCCGCCGGGAAAGCGCCGCGCGGGGCTGGTCATCAGCTCCAAGACCCCACTCCAACCGGCAGTCATCGCGGAGAAAGCAGCGCACAAGGAGAACCGCAGCCTATCACAGACGAGCGGCGAGGCGATCCCGATGGTGCCGGTCAACGCGGACCCAGAGGAGACAACCTGGCACGCAGCCTCGAACGCATTCGAGACAGAGCTGTGCGTGATGCGCGATCCAATGGATTTGGAAGTGGCTTGGCTGGCAATCCGACCCTACCGCGCCGGGATGCCGCCTATCCTCCTGCACCGGCTGCCGTGGCTCATGTGGGACTATCCTCACAAGCCAACGGAAAACGAACCGTTCTGAGCATCCGCGAGGCTCTCGCCGAACGCGCTCACAAAGCCAGAGCGCGAGTCTGCCCACCGAACCACTGCCCGACCTGCTACCATAAACACTACCGAGCGCTCCTCATCGACTGCTGCGCCTGCACCGGACACATCGACCTTTCGCCTCCAAGACCATTCTCCAAAACAATAAACAAATGAACACTACAACCGAACTATCCGAAATAACACCGCTCATTCTCGCTGGGGATGGATACCAACTGACAATCTCCTCGGAGGCAGAGGCCCGCAAGGCGGAGCTGATAACCAAGTCCGCCGCGATCACGACCGTCACAAGCAACGACGAAAGCGCCAAGGCTCAGTTTCATTCCCGCTCCTTAGCAGCAATGCGCATTGAGGTCGAGAAGAGCCGCAAACTCGTCAAGGAGCCGGTCAACCGCATCGGCAAGATGATCGACAACGCAGCCGCCGACTTCCTCGCCGAGATCGTGGCCGAGGAGAATCGCATCAAGAAAATTGTCGGCGACCATGCCGAGGAGGTGCTGCGCATCAAGGCTGAGAAGGAGGCAGCCGAGCGTGCCGCGTTCGAGGCAGCCAGAGCCGCCCGTGAAGCCGCCGAGGAGGGCGGGATTGCCGCAGTCATCGCCGCCAAGAAAGCCACCGCCGAGAAGCTCGAAGCAAGCAACGAGGTTGCATCGACCAGACTGGCCAGCGGCATCCGGTTCGCGTGGGACTTCGAGGTCGATGACATCGACGCAGTCTACGACCTCGCTCCGCAGTTCGTAACGCTTGAGATCAAGCGCGCAACCATCCTGACATTCCTCCGCGAGCTTGCCGACAACGGCGAGGACGTCGCTGCCACCGCCGCTAAGTTCGGCATCCGCGCTTATTCAAAACCAATCGTCTCGAGCCGATGAACGCAGACAGAATTATTGACGCTGGGCATGCTATGTATCACGGAGCAATCGTTCGAAAACTTGAACGCGAGCTTGCCGATGCAAGGCAACAGCGTGACAGACTAGCACGGGCTTTGGAATCATTACTTAACTTCCCAACGTTAGCACATACTTTGGATGGTGGTCCAGAGCTTTTATATGAGTGTGAAGACGCTATTGCTGCCGTCAAAGGAGGAAACCCATGAACGAATCCACCATCGAAAAGGCAGTCTGTGCCTACGCAAAAGCCAATGGCTGCTTGTCACTCAAGCTCGCTGGGCAGAACCAGCGCGGGCAGCCGGATCGCCTCTTCATCCGCGACGGCAAGGCGCTCTTCCTAGAGTTCAAGGCTCAAGGCAAGAAGCCGACCGCGCTCCAGATCAAGTGGCTCGTCGACCTCACAAACCAAGGCATGAACGCCATGTGGTGCGACTCGATCCCCGACGGCAAGAAACTTATAGACAGGATATTTATATGAAATACGAACTAAAACTTGGAGATTGTTTAGATGTGCTGCGGGCAATGCCTGATTGCAGCGTGGATTCGATTGTGACTGACCCGCCGTATGGACTGTCGTTCATGGGCAAGAAGTGGGATTATGATGTGCCAAGCGTGGAAGTGTGGGAGGAATGCTTGCGCGTGCTGAAGCCGGGCGGCCACTTGCTGGCGTTCGCCGGTACGCGGACACAGCATCGGATGGCGGTACGGATTGAGGATGCCGGTTTTGAGATACGCGACATGATCGCCTGGGTGTATGGGAGTGGCTTCCCGAAGTCACTGGACGTGTCGAAGGCAATCGACAAGGCGGCGGGGGCTGAGCGAGAGGTGGTGGGAAAGCACGCATCGTTTCGACCTAACGAGCACGTTGACACGAAATATAATGGCAACTTGCACACAAACGGAACCATCACCGCCCCTGCTACAGACGCCGCCCGCCAATGGCAAGGCTGGGGAACCGCCCTCAAGCCCGCGCTGGAGCCTATCACCGTCGCCCGCAAGCCGCTCGGTGAAAAGACGGTAGCCGCGAACGTGCTGGAGCACGGCACCGGGGGGCTGAATGTGGATGGGTGCAGGGTGAATCCGGGCGAGCGTATACCAGGGGGAGGGAATGGCAAGGCGAACAATGGTGGAAGGTTTGGAGCGCATGAGACCAATGGTGCACGAGCAATTGTCGAGTCGCACACCTCCGGCCGCTGGCCCGCCAACCTGATCCACGATGGCAGCGACGAGGTGGTGGCGGGGTTTCCGGTGACTAAGAGCGCGCCATTTCAGAGACGCGGCGGAACCGGCAACGTATGGAGTGGGCCGATCACTGCACAAGACGGCGAGCAAGGTTATTCCGACACCGGCAGCGCGGCGCGGTTCTTTTACTGCGCGAAGGCGAGCAAGGCGGATCGGGACGAGGGGCTGGAAGGGTTTGAGTTAAAGCGTGGCGGTAGCGAAACTTTTGACTCAAGAACGCGTGACGGGGTTGGAGCAGAAAGACAGCCAACGCGCGCCAACGTTCACCCCACAGTCAAGCCTACCGCTCTTATGCGCTACCTCTGCCGCCTCGTCACGCCTCCGGGTGGGCTTGTGCTTGACCCGTTCATGGGCAGCGGCTCCACCGGCAAGGCTGCGGTGCTTGAAGGCTTTGAGTTTATCGGGATTGAGCGCGATGCTGATTATCTGGAAATCGCGACCTCTCGCATACAAGCAGCTCATCGACAGGATCTTCCCATGAGCCAAATTAATAAAAAAGAAAACTGACCCATGCAAAACAACACTGAAAACACGAGAGAAAAAACACTGAAACATGAAATCTACAATGACCACTTTCAGAACTACAAGCGGCACGCCATCCCGAAGGCCCAACTGGTAATTGCTGACATCCCATACAACATAGGAAAGAATGCCTACGGGTCGAATCCAGCATGGTATGAGGGCGGAGACAGTGCAAACGGGGAAAGCAAGCTAGCAAACAGCGAGTTTTTCGACACGGACAAGGATTTTAAAATCTCCGAGTTCCTGCACTTCTGCTCAAAAATGCTTAAGCCAGAGAATAAAAAGGAAACCGGAACGGCACCTTGCATGGTGGTCTTCTGCGCTTTCGACCAGCAAATGGAAATCATCGAAAAAGCAAAAGAACACGGGCTGATGAACTACATCAATCTGGTCTTTACAAAAAACTTTTCTGCCCAAGTGCTGAAAGCAAATATGCGTGTAGTCGGCAACTGCGAATACGGGCTGATCCTCTACCGTGACAAGCTGCCAAAGTTTAACAACGGCGGCAAGATGGTCTTCAATGCTATGGAATGGCCGAGGGACAACGAAAGCGAGAAGATCCACCCGACACAGAAGCCGGTGAAGCTCTTGCAACGGCTTATAACGCTCTTCACCGACCCCGGAGAAGTAGTGATTGATCCATGCGCCGGAAGTGGTTCAACGATCATCGCCGCGTCACGTTGCAACCGCTCAAGCTACGGCTTCGAGATCAAGAAAGACTTCCACAAAGCGGCCTGCGGATGGCTCCAACTTGAGAAGCAACAAATGACGCTTAAGTTATGAGCCAAACCTTCCAACCTTTCCCTAACCAGATCCCGATGATCGACCACCTGCTCGAGAACGACAGGGCGGCGCTCTTCGTATCTCCCGGCAAGGGCAAAACCGTCGTCACGCTCACAGCTCTCGACACGCTCGCCACCTGCGGGCAGCTACGCGGTGCGCTCATTGTCGCGCCGCTCCGCGTCTGCTCGATCACATGGCCCGCCCAGGTCGAGCGCTGGGCGCATACCCGCTGGATGAGGGTGGCACACTTGCGGACTGCCGAGGGGCTGAAAGCATGGCATGAGCAAGCCGCTGACATCTACCTGATCAACTCCGAGCTCCTCCCCAACCGCCTGCCTCTTATGTTCCCCAAGCGCAAGTCGTTCGTCTGCCCGGTTGACACCTTAGTCATCGACGAACTCAGCCTCGCCAAGAACCCACAATCCAAACGCTTTAAGGCGCTTCACAAGCACCTTGGAGACATTACGCGCCGCTGGGGACTGACCGGCACGCCGATACCCAACAACTACCTTGATCTGTTTATGCAGGTCAAGATGCTCGACGATGGCAGCCGCCTTGGTCGCACGTTCACCGGCTACCGCGACGCCTACTTCTACCCTGCTGATTACATGGGTTACACCTACAAGCTCGTGACAGGATCAAAGGAGGCGATCGACGCCAAGCTCGCAGATCTTGCTCTCGTCTTGATCGGCGACGGCACCGACCTACCATCCTCCAGCGTGGTTGACATTAACGTCACCCTGCCAACCGAGGCACGCAAGCAATACAAGACTCTGGAAAAAGAGATGCTCGCCGAGATTGCCGAGGGCGAGATCACCGCACCGTCGGCCGGCGTGCTGGTCAACAAGCTCCTCCAGCTAACCAGCGGCGCCGTCTACGATGAAGATCGCAACGTGCTGCTAGTTCATACCGCGAAAATATCAACGCTCCGTAGCGTCCTCGACAGGCACCAAGGCGAGCCGGTTCTTGTTCTCTGCGCGTTCAAGCACGAGTCGGCTCGCGTCCTCGAGGCGATCCCGGGCGCAAAGATGTTTGACGAGGCAGCCATGGCTGACTGGCAAGCTGGCAAGATCCCAGTATGGGTCGCCGACGCTCGCTCACTCAGCCACGGCATCGACGGGCTGCAAGTCTCCTGCCGGATAGCGATCTGGGTCTCGCTCACTTATTCACACGAAACTTACGTTCAGACCAACGCACGACTCATCAGAACTGGACAAACCGCCGAGACTCTGATTTATCGACTCATCTGCTCAGGGACGGTGGATGACGCTATCTGTGAGGCACTCCGAGACAAATCGGACACGCAGAGCGGAATGCTCTTTGCAGTCCGCGCTCTCCAGCGCATGAATTAACCAATCTACAAACGAAACACTATGAAAACATACTCAGAAAAACTAAAAGATCCAAGATGGCAGCGCAAGAGGCTGGAAATTATGCAGCGAGATAACTTCAAATGCTCTCAATGTCACAATGGCGACATCACGTTAAACGTGCATCACTGGCAATACTCGAAAGAACCTTGGGACGCTAAAAATGAAGATCTGACCACGGTTTGTCATCTCTGCCATAAGGAGATCGAGCATTGCAAAGACCTGACTAAAGAGCTTTTAAAGCATCCTAATTTCAGATTTTTACTATCAAACATTGAAAGGCTTATTAGAACAGACAAAGATATAAAAGTCGCCGAGTTTCATAGCTGTGTGACCGTGTTTATCGAGAATGATGATAAAGAATATCATTACCTTGAATACTACGATAGTTACAAAGTTGGAGATGAGATATGGGATGATCAGACTAAATCTTGGGAAGTTATTACTCGTGTTGCTGATGATGATTTTTGTCTTGGTGCGAAAATCCGAAGAAGGATAGATGAATTATCTGATTTTGATCGCCTTATTGAATCTGCACCTGATAACTACTAACACTATATGAAAACACTACACAAACCGACCGCCATTGACTTCTATTCATCAGCAACATCGCCGAGCGCGATGGCGACTACCACACTCGAAGATCTGATTGAGGCGATCCGCTCCGACGAGTTTGCAAGCAAGATCACAAAGCTCCGCAGCACGCTCGCAGCCGGTGATGATGATGGCTATGCAGTCGCGAAGAAAGACCTGCAAGCGGTCAGTATCTCCGGCACCTGCGAAGGGCGCCGAGCTAAGGCGATCGAGGAGGGGCGCTTCGTTCACTCAGGACTCCTCCAACTCGACTTCGACGCGGCCGACAATGTCGGCTGGACGGTCGAGGAGATCGTTGAGATCCTACGCGCCGAGCCGCGCATCGTGGCGGCGTTCGTCTCACCATCCGGTGCCGGAGTCAAAGGCATCGCCCGCATCCCCGTTTGCAAGACAAAGGACGAGCATGTGGCAGCGTTCGCCGCTGCCCGCAATCACTTCCGCGCCCACAACCTGACCATCGACGAGGCTTGCAAGGATCCAGTCCGCCTGATGTTCGTCAGCCATGACCCCGGCGCATGGATCGACCTTGAGCGCACCACGGTCTTCGAGCCTGACAAAAGTTCGGACACGAAAACCGCAAAGAAGCCCGCAATCGACCGCACAGCGGGTTTTGATACGGACAAGAAGACGGACAAGAAGTTAGGCATCAAGCTCAAGGCAGGCAAGACCGCATTCCCGGAGCCACCTCGCGAGGGCATCCATACCTGGCTCATGGAAGCCGCATGGCACTGCCGGTTTGCAGAGATGAGCGAGTCAGACACAGTCGCGAAGCTCCAAGGCTACGAGGGCAGCCTGCGCCGCTCCTACCAACCGACCGAGGTCATTGAC